TCCAGGGAGACATCGGACAGCCGGCCAGCGTATTCGAGGGCGGAGAGCGATTCCACGCTCATCCCGACCCGCTGGGAAAGCTTGTTGAAGTTGTCGGCGGCGTCGATGGCGCCCTTGGTCATGGCGCCGATGATGGCGGTGACGCTGCCCGCCCCAAGCCCAAGACCGACGCCGATATTGCCGAGCGCAGCCTCCACACGGCCGGCCACGTCGTTGAGGCTCGCGAGGTTTTTCTTCACCCCTTCGATGGCCTGCCGCGTCTGGTCAACGGCTGTGATGACGATCTTGGTATCCGCCATGGTCACCCAAAACGTCTGAAAAACTCGCCCGGGTCGATCTCGTCTCCTGGCCCGGTCTCGCGTCCGGCGAGGCTGTCCACGAATCGCCGGAATCCCTCCTCATCGCCCCACACTGCCGCGCGGATCGTGATCGCCTGCATCATGATCTCGTCGCGCCTATGCCTCTGCACCGCGTCCACCAGGGCGGCGGCCTGGCCGAGCGTCAGCTCGACGATGTCGCGGAAGCCGATGCCGGCTGAGAGGAGGAGGGCGATGGCTGCGCCCCAAGGGTCTGCAGCAGCGTCTCCAGCACCTGCTTCAGCCACGGGAGTATCACTTGGCCGAAAAAATCCACATTCTCCTTGACGACAACAGAAGCGAGTTTGGTGAATTCACCAGCCTCAAGGTTCTCCAGAAATTCGCGCTCCGCGCCGGTGGCAATCGATACGGCATCGATGATCTGCTCCCAATGTTCAGCCACCGCGCCGATGATGTCTCCGCTGGCGATGCGCGACATGGCCGGCGCAATCGCCTTGACGAAGGCCGGAATCTGCTTGACGCGCAGCGGGAAGATGGTCAATGTCCTCCCGCCCACGCTCACCGAACGGGCCTGCGGCAGAAACGCATCCAGACTCATCGCTCATCAGCTCGCGTAATAGGTGGGCCTGCCGAACATGGTGATAGTCACTGACGTTTTCACCACCTCGTGCGCCCCACCGGTGGGAAGCAGCGTTGCCCCCACGTAGCCGTTGAAGAAGACCTTCTGCCCGTTAGCGAACGTCAGGCGCACGGCACGCTGCTGCTTGGCTTCGCTCGCCGAGGCGAGTGCCAGAAGCGCCTGGTCCGAGACATCCCAAATGGATTCGAAGGTGAAGGTGGCGGCGTTGGCAAGACCGGGAATCTGCCTGCGCACCGTATCGTGAATGGTGGTGGTGTCAATGAAATCGAAATCGCCACCACTGACATTCACGCTCGTCGCGCTCGCGAGCGCAGTGCCAAAGGTGATCTTCTTCGCGTTGCCAGAGGTGAAGGTGTCGTAGTTGGTGGTATCGACCCCCTCCAGCTCGAAGGTGTTGGTGGTGACGTTCGCCACCCGCACCACGCGCCCATCGAGTTGCGTCATGCCATTGACTGAAAGCAGGATCACGTCCCCATTGGAGAGGCCGTGAGATGTCGCCGTGGCCACACCAGGATTGGCCTTCGTGATGGCGGAGATGGTGATGGCGGGCCCCAGGGCGGATTGCACGGCCACCCCGACGTTCGTCCAGACGCTAATGTTCGGCATTTCATCGCTCCTTTCAGATCAGTGTGTCAGGTGTCATCGCCGCGGCGCGGAACAGGCAGCGGAAGGTCATGCGCTTCACCCCCACCGGCTTTTCCATCTCGCCATCCAGTTCCATCTCCATGCCGCTGTAGAGCGTTGGCACGCGCTTGCCGGAGACGGCCACGCCATCGGCCAGCGCCGATTCGACCTCCAGACTCATGGCATCAAGCACTTGATCGACATCGCTGATCGCCTTGGCGCAGGCCTCGACGATGATGGAGAGATCGCGCTCCAGGATGGTCTCCGCGGACACGGTGATCGGCTCGGCGGTCTCGCCCCCAAGAAAGATGCGAAGCCCGGGAAGGTGCGCGTCCTGCATCGGGTGCAGCCGGTTGGTGTACACCCGCGGCCCGCTGGTTGGCAGACCGGTGAGGGTGGAGGCCACCGCCTCAACGATTTGCCGATGCAGGTGGGCCACATCACACCTCCTGTAGCCTCAGGGTCGCCATCACGCCATCCGGCTCGATACCGGTCACGCTGTATTCCGTGCCCCGGATGCGAAGCGTCATGCCGGACCTGAGGATGGCTTCGGCATCCTGCTGGCTGCAAAGGAAGACAGGGTCAGTGCCGGCGATGTCAAAAGCCGTGGCAAAGCGCGCGTCGAAGATGCCGCTGACCGGGTTTCCTCCGACATCTGCGGTCTCCGCGAAATCGGACAGAAATTCCGATGGATCTTCACGCAACATCTTCGTCACGCTTGCGCTTGCCTACTCCTTCGTCACGCTCGCGCTTGCCGACTCCTTGGTCACCCTTGCGTTCGCCGGCACTTTCCACGGGCACGGCCCGACCGATACGCACCAGCAGCGCGGCATCCTCGTGGCTCACCTCGTCCGGGACGGTGTACACCGTGTCCGGCTCGAGGCTTTTGCCCGAGGCACCACAGCCCACCAGCACACGAATGGCGTCGATCTCGCTCATACTCATCGCTCCCTCATCAGTTGGTCAGGGCGTCCTTCATCGCCGCGAAGCTCTGGGGATGACGCACGGCGATGTCAACGTTCTGATGGGCGATCACCCGCACAACGCGCGATGTGGCTTGGGTGTATGGATCGACCATCAGGTCGAGCGCGCCCCATTGGCCGATGATGAGATCGGACCAATTGCCGAAAATGATGGCCGAGCACACGCCGACGGACGTGCCCTTGGTGAGATTGCTCGGCACCTGATTGCTGACGAGGGCGCGATAGCCATTGACGGGGGCGTCGTTGTTTTCCCAGACCATGGTGTCGCCAGAGGTGGCCACTTTCGTGGTGGTCTTGAGCTTGCCGCGCACCTTGGCGTTGGTGACGTAGACCATGCTGCCCACATCGGCGTTGGCCACGGAGATCAGCGTCTCCAAGGCGACGATATGCGCCCAGGTGGGTGCGGCGCCATTGGTGCCGCCCGCGACATCGCCAATGCCGGTGGTGTTGAGAACGCCACGCGGCTCTGCGCCGGAGCCGCTGCCGTTGATGGCAGCCAAATCGATGGCCGCCGCTATCGTCTTCGCAAGTTCGTCGCGCACCATCATCTCGACGGAAATTGACGATTGCAGCAGGAGCTGGCTGTTGATATCGGTAAAGGCGGCCACGGTCTTTGGCGACATGACCACCTGATCGAAGGTCGGCTGGGATTCGGTCGGGGCGACGCCCTCCGCCACCCAGTAGGCCGTGGCCCCACCGGTCTGACGCGGGATTGCAATATTGCCCACCAGGCCGGTGAGCATCTGCGCGCCGGCGCTCATTACTACCAGCCTGTTGCGCAGCATGTCGATGAAATTCGTGGCCAAGAGATCAGTGGCCACAAGGTAGCCGCCGGCGCTAGGGGTGCCAACGGCCAGATCACGCTGCTGTACCTCGACCGGCACGAAGAAGCCGCCGGCAGGGCGACCCATCTTTTGCGCCACGGCATCAGACACCTCGCGCTCGAAGGCGGCGGCCTCTTGCGCCTTGCGGTCGAGGGGGTTGGCCAGCGCGTTGATGGCGCGGAGGAAAGAAAACTGCCGCGCTTCCTTATCGGTCATGCCGATCTCGGCGGTGGGCAGCGGCTGATTGGCGAGGTGCTCCAGCAGCTTCCGCTTGAACTCATCGACGGACCAGCCATTGCGCAGCGCCTCGGCGGCGATGCGATCACCACCACGTTTGGCGTGCATCTCGCCAAGCGCCATGATTTCCTCGACGCGCTTGCGCTCGCTGTTGACGGCCTCGACGCGGATCGCCTCGATGTTCACTTCGGGTTGGTTCACGGTGGTGTTCTCCACTTGCTTCTCCTTTTCGATGATCTGAATGACGTCCTCGCCGCCATCAAAGCTGCGGTCGATGCCTACGCTGGTGTCGGCAGGCACGGCGACGAGGGAGATTTCCAACGGCTCCCAGTCGGTGACGCGGTAGATCTCCACGCCATCATCATCGCCCACGAGCTCTGCCCTATGGATGATGTAGCCGACCGAGACGTTGCGGACGATGCCATCCTTGACCTTCTGGAACACCGCGTCGCTCTCGGCGTCACTCCCGAAACGCACTACGGCGCGGCCTACCCGGTCCGCGCAGATTTCGACCGACTCGATGATGCCCACCTGGTTGCGGATGGAGTTTTGATGATCGATGAGCAGCGGCCCACCGGACTTGAGCCGGTCGAGCCGCACAGACGAGGGCGTATGGTCGAGAATCTCGATTCCCCACCACCGCCGGTAGGGCGCCTCGCTGGAGAAAGACAGCGAGACGGTACGCGCCTCTTCGTTGACGGCACGCTCGCAGACCAGCGCGCGGGTCACGCGGGTGCCGGGCTTGATGGTCTTCCCCATGCGCATATCAGAACACGTGTTTTGTCTCATCGCTCATAAACCGATGAGAAAATTTTTCATCCACCACTCCCATCGTTTTGGGATTGCCTGCCTGGCCTGTCATAGCTCACCAGGGTCGCGCCGATGGCCTGCCGCATCGCCTCGAAGGTAGCAATGTCACGCAGGACATCTTCCACATCCACCCCGTTCTGGGCCGCGATCATCTGCGGGCTCGCGATGCCGCTCATGACCGCAAGGCGCGCGGCCTCGATGTCCTTGAGCGGATCGACCCATGACCACCGTCGCGGCTGCCATTGGTGCGGCCAGAATTTGTCCGCTTTGGCCGGTGGGAGCGCGGAGCCGTTTGGCATCGTCATCGTGCCGGCAAGCATGGCCATCTCGAACCATGCCCTGTAAACCGGCTCGATGAATGCCTCGATGAACCAGTCCTGGATGGTCATCCACTGGTCGCGCTCTTCGAGCACGCCGGCGCGGATACTGCTGTAGTTCACGCCCTCCAGGTCGTTGGCCAGGCTGTTGTAGGCCACATCGAGGCCGGAGGCGATGCGGCGCAGGATGGCTTTGACGAACTCCCCATAGACGTTGTTGGGATAGGCGGCATCCACGGTGCGGATGTCATAGCCTTCCGGCAGCACGTCGTAGGTGCCGGGCGCGCTGATCCGGAGCGGTTCCTGGGTGGCGCTGTCCACCTCCGCGCCAAGCTGCTCCGGGGTGCCATCCGGCGAGACGATGAACCCGAGCGTGTCCGCGCCCTTCCTCGCCGCAAGCAGCGCGCTGCGGTTGAACTCGGCAAGGTCATGCATGGAAAGCATGGCCGCGTGCATCCATGGGATGCCGCGCACCTGCTCCGCGGTCTCCGGGATGAAGAGGTGGAGGATGTCATCCGCAGGCACACGCTCGGAATTCCCTACGCTGAGGTTCGGCTTGATCCAGTAGGCGACCGGCCTGGTGTACTGGTCGATCTCCACGCCCATGACGATATGCGGCCGGCCGGCGCCGGGCTGCTCGTTCTTGCTCGTGTCGAGCCGCGCGACATCAATGATCTGAAGCGCGAGCCGCTCCGGGTTGTTTGCCGCGTCGCCCCGGATGATGCGCACCAGCGCCTCGCCATCGCGCACAATCCCGGTGATCACGGCGCGGCACAGGTCGGCGAAGCTCATGCGCCCGCCGATCTCGCAGCTTCCGCGACGACACCAGCGCCACCACGCCGCCTCGATGGCGTTGTTGGCCAGCGTGTCCGGCCGATCAGGGGTGTCCTGCACGCGCGCCTGGAGGATGATGCCGGACGGGCCCACCACGTTGCGCGCGACCATGCGCAGGAACTTGCGCGCATAGTCGTTGTTCCGTGCCATCTCGCGCGATCTGGCGCGCAGCCTGTCGAGGTCGCTGCGCAGCTCGTCATTGATGGCCTGATTCGTGGCGAGCCACCCCGCCGTCAATCGGTCAACGCTCGCCGCGCTGAAGGCGGCGCGGCTGGATCGCCCAGGCGCATGGCG